GTGCGGGCGTAGTAGCTGACGCCGTAGCGGTTGAGCAGATCGCCTTCGGTGGAGGTGTCGAGGATGTTGTATTCGACGGTGCGGGAAACGTCCTCGGCGTAGGTCACCTGATTGCCCGGGCTCTCCCACTGCTTGACCTTGGCGAGCGCGGCAATGGCCAGGCTCGACGGGGCCAGGAAGACGTTTTTCTTCGCGGCCTTGGAATACACCGCTGGCATGTTGTGCACCACCAGGCAACGGTCAAAACCGAGGTCGGCGCCGCCCAGTTCCTGGCTGTAGGTCACTTGATCAGCGACCGAGGCATCCTTGCCATCCAGCACCACACGCGCCTTGATGCGCTTGCCGAACGAAGCGAACTCGCCAGCCACGGCCTTGGTGCCGGTGAAGCCCGGCGCGCCGATGATGGTCAGGTCTTCCGCCACGCCACTCAATGCGGCCAGGCCCAACTTGCGCCCGGTCTGTGCCTCGATGCCGCCGATCACGTTGTTCTGCGTGTCGGCCAGTGTCGCGCCCTCCTCGACGATGACCACGTACACCGGCACCTTGACCACTTTGAGAATCTGGTAGACCGCCTGGAACAACGTTCCCGCCTCGGCACCGGTCGGGTCCAACTGGGCCTGGGTGGTGAAACTGTTAATGCGGAACGGAGTGTTTTTCGGAATCAGCGGGTTGGCATTCGGCGCGGTGCCGACCAGCCCGATGACGTTGTCACCCAGGCCACCCATGGCCTCGGGAGATTCGGTGGCATTGACGGTGATGCCGTTGTGCTCGAAGTTCAAAACCTCAGCCATGGTTATTCAGCCTTTTTGGTGGTGGCCTTTAAGGCCTTGGTGATTGGGGTAGCTTGCGTGTCAGCAGCCGGCTCCTGCGTATTCAGGACGCTGGTCAGTTCGAGGCGACCGGCACTGCGCAGAGCGCTGGCCTCGACATCCGACAGGTCCAATGTCTGGCCGACGCTCGACCAATGGCCGCCGCCGGTAGGAAATGGCAGTAGCACGGTGTATTGCTTACGAATGGGCATCTACGGTCCCCCAGATGCGAAAACACAAAAGCCCCATAGAGGGGCTCAATGCGGGCGAAAAAAAACCGCTCTCGCGGTCGTGGTTTACTTGACGAAATCTGGCAACACGGGCCAGAGCAGCCTGGACGGCTCCGCGTCCGTTTCGGGGATGTCTCGCAAGGCCTGGCGATAAGCCTTGATCTCGACAAGCTGGGTTTCTGTTGCGGGGAAGTCTGGGAATTGAGTGAAATCCGTGTCTCGCAACAGTTGATTACGGCGCGTGCGAATGGCGGCCCATTCGATTTCAGGCGACGGTACGGCAAGTGGAATTTCGGGTATGTCATTGCTGGACAGATCAGACATGTTCGTTCCTTAGCTGAAAACAACGGTTTCGGCCAGCGACAACCTGGTGACCAAATCCCCAAGGTTGAACAACCGACCATTGCCCACACGCATAGTGTCAATGCGCACGGTGGTGTAATAAATGTTTGGAATGAGAATGCGCATGACAATATTGCCGTTTGTATCGACATAGACAGAAGGGGTCATGTTTCCAAACGTCGAAGCGTTTTGCAGAACTCGAGTGGGCTGATAGCAATACCCCACCAACGTTTCGTCGATTATTTTGGCTGTGCCGTAGCTGTACCCCTTGATGTTGAACCAGAACATCTCCGAATGAACATTGATGTTAAGCGGCACTTTGAAATGCATGTACACATTGGCGCTGGCGCCCAGGTTGGTGGAGACGAAATCACCTTGCGCCGTTGCACCATAGACGCCGCCAGTCCCGTAGACGTGTCCCTGCAAAACGTTGCGACGAATCGTGCCCAGGGCGCTTGGATCCCCTTCTACATCCTTCTGGCTTCGCCATTCGTTGAACTGCGTCAACGCCGTGGCCATGGTCGTATTGATAGTGCCAATTTTTCCATTGACCGTCGTGGTCAAGTTGTTGGCCGCTGATACCAGCGACGCGATAGTGGTTTCCAGACTCACATTCAGACCCCTTGTGCTATTTGATTATTTAGCTTCGAGCGCCATCACTCGAAACATCAGACCAACGTGCCGCGCCATGTTGTCGATATTGGCGGTAGCCAATGTGGCGATTTCTTCACTTAATAGAATGTTCAGGTTGTCGGACCCGACCACCACCGTGACGCTTCGCGCAGGCAACGGTGAAATATCCAGCGTGAACTTCTGCAATACTCGCGCGGCAGCGGCTTTGTAGGTCAGTAGCTTTCCAGCCACCGAATACACCGCCAACAGCGTGCCCGTGGAAAGATAGAAACCGAACTCGCCAATTTCATATTCATCCGGCCCTTCAAACAGAGCAGCCATTCGCAGTTGCCCTGGATCCAAGTCTTCGTAATCCACGATTGGCACACGTTGTCGTTCATTGCGAAGCGCCGTTTCCGATCCATTGGGATCGTAGCGGGCAGTGCCGGCCCCGATGTGAGTGATCTCACCTTTCAAGCCTTGGTTTTTCGCCTGTAACACTTCGGCCAGGCCGGCGGAAGTGAAGCGAACCAAGCGCGTAATATCTTCTGTCATGGCTGCGCCCTGAGGTCGTAATCGTTAATGGTGTAGGGTTGGAAAAAGCCGGTGCTGATAAGCCGTATATCTAGGTCAATGGATGGCAACGCTCCGTCTAGGAACAGTTCCCCTTCGCTAATGGCCTCGTCTCCGGCTGCTGCCAGCATCAAACTGCCCTTCGTGTGATGTACAAAGGTGATGGTGGCCTGGTCGCGTTCGCTCTTGGCGGCATTGATTCGCCGTATCAAGCGATTGTGATCACCGCTCGACCAGCTGCGGCCGATAGCCGCTTGCACATCAAAGGTGTAGGGATGAGCAAGAGGCTGTTGCTCATACCAGGCAGTGATCTGAGGCGTGAAACCCATAGACTCGACGGCATGATTCAGCGCCTGACGCGTGCCGGCCTGCCGCTGGATCTGCCAGGACAACGAAACGGTCAAGCGTTTTTCCGGCTCATTGGCCTCCGCGTCCCATTCACCGACCCCTCTATCCGCCCCCAGATACGGCAGGAACGCCAAAGGCGTTTCCTGCGGATTCATCAACTCCGGAAACGGCGGATCGATGCGATCAAGCAACTGGGCAAAGCCAAGATCCAGCGCCCGCTCCAACGGTGAGCTGTTGACCGGCAGCAGGCCCGGGCGAGGTGTGTCGTCATTCATAACGTGTCCACCTCGACCTCGACGCCCGTGCAGTACGGCGCCTGGAAAGCCGTCGTCACAATTGGTTGGAGCGGTTCGAGGATTTCAAGTTGAACCGCGCCGGCGCTGTGCAGCGTGTAGTCGATCCAGCTCGGGTCCACACGACCTTCCAGGCGATGGCAGGCCTCGGCGTATTCCTGCAGTTGCTGCTGGGCGGCAACCTGGGTCAGGCCCGAGTCAGGCCCGGGATTGATCTTCGCCACGACGCGGATCTTGTAGTTCTTGATCAGCGCGGGTTGGACGATGACCCGGTCGGTCTCCGGCCGTACATCCGGCCGGGCGAAGTGCTCGCGGACGCCGTCGAGCAACGCTTCGGACGGCGTGCCATCGCCGTCGCGGGACAGCACCGTGACCGTGACTTCGCCGGACGCGGTGCGGCGTCCGTTGCCGTCCTTGATCTGCCCGGCGTAGCTGTCCGGGTCGAAGGTGTATGTGACCGTCACCACGCCCGCCGAGGCGTTCTCGACTTTCACCACGGGACGTTGCCCCAGGGTGAAAATCTCCCGCCGATATTGCATGCGCGAACCCGCCGCCGGAGCGTGGGGCGCCAGGTAATAGCGCAGCCGCGCATCGTCATCGCTCTCGTAGACCGGCGCGATGGGCGGGAACGCGGCCGGGTCGCCCGGGTCGAGCAACTGGCGTTCGAGCCCCATGTCCGCAAGGCGAGCGTCGAGGTTGGTGCCGGTGGCCCACCACGCCAACATCTGCTTGATGCGGGCGTTGTATTTGCGTTCGTGGGTTTGCAGCCGGACACAGAACGCCTCAAGGGCCAGGGTCAGCAGTTCGCTTTCGTTTTCGAGGCTATCTATCAGCTTGGCGGCGCTGGCGGGAGAGCGTGCGGCGACGTACTCGACCACGAAGGTCTTGAACTCCGCGAGCAGGTCCTCGAACGCCTCGACGGTGACAATGGCCGGTTCGGCCAGTTGGTTCTGGCCAGGGATCAGCATGCTCATGTCACCACCTCGAAGGTCTGTTTGCGGTTTTTCCAGGTGCCGGCGAAACGCAACAACAATCCGGCACCGTGGCGGCTGGCAACGATGACCTGCGGCTCGAAATCATCGATGCCGTTGTGGGGGTTGTAGAACGCTTGGGCCGCGTGGCTCTGGGCGAGGATCAGCAGGTCGTCGCCGAGGTTCTGCCCCAGCAACTGGGTGAGTGCGCAGCCATACAAAGGACGCTTCTGGCGAGTGCCCAACGGCGTGGTCAACGCCCGGGTGGCGCGCTGTACGAACTGCAGCCAGTCGTCCACCGTGGCGCCGGTGTTTCGATCGATTCCAATCATGAGGAAATCTCTTATGCGGTACTGATGACGCGCCCCTGGTGATCCACCACCGGGCCGCTCAGGTGCACACCGGCGGCATCGAGGCGAATGCCGACGGCGCCCAGTTGTAATTCGAGGGTTTGCGGCGTCATCACCAGACTTGATGGGCCAATGCTCATCTGCAGGGATTCGCGGGAACCGCTGAACGTCGCCGGGCCGTTCTTCCAATGCAGAACATGGCTGGCATGGTCGTAGCCGTTTTCCGTGCCGTCCTGATAGAGGCGACGCGTCAGCGAGGCCTGGGTCGAGACGGGCGGGAACTGACCGCCGTTGAGGCCGAACAACGCCACGGCTTGGCCACCGCCGTCGCCGCCGCCATGGTTCAGCAACAGGCACTGCTCGCCCACGGAGGGAATCCGTGACTCGCTCTGGGCGCCGGCGCTTGGGTTGAAGAAGCGGATCGCCGGGGTCAGCAGTCCGCCGTGGCTGACTTTGCAGGTGTTGGTGGTGGCGTCGACTTCCTGGCAAACGCCGATGCGGCAGAAACTCTCCGCACGTCGATGCAAGTCCTCCAGCTCGGTTTCCATCTGCGCCAGACGCTCGATGATCGGCCCCAGATGCATCCGTAACAGCGCATCAAACAT